AATTATTAGGGCTAAAGAAAACATATTTTTGAATAGATTCCAATACATAAGCTAAATGTACAAAAAAATGCAGCTATTAAAAAAAGTAATATTATTTGAAAATATTTCATAGGTATTTTTCACTTCAATTTATTTTTATATTTTGAATATACTACTTTTTTAAAAATTATATTGTTTTAAAATCACTAAAAAAAGTGCTAAAAAAACGCATTTAATTTTATATTGAATAATATAAACACTTAAAATTATTTAAAATTGTAACAAAAATAACTTTTAAGACTTTTGGATTATATATTTTAATTAATCTTAACAAAGGCTTAGTAAGATATCAGAAATGGATAAAAGTTAATATCTTTAATTTACATTAATATTTTGTTTTTTGATCTATTTCGCACTTTTAAATTTATACAATTTAGTTAAATTAATAGAATAACTATTCTGAATCGAGCAATCATAATGCCCAATTTATATGATCATCATGTTTTAAGGCAGATCTATGATTTTATAGTCGAACGGGAGGGATTCGAAAAATTAACATCCTATAACCAAGCTATGGAGTTTTTCAAAGAACTCTCTCAAGGGGATCAAGCAGACGTCATCCAAATGGAGCCAAATATTCTTTATGGAAAATTTGGGAGCATATCTAAAATCAATCTTAGACTTGTACCCTTATTTCGAGAAAAGGATAAGTTTTTAAAATGGGCTTATGAGCAACTTAACTAAATAACATGCTAAGTATTACTACAGAGTATGAAATAACAAACTTAAAAACTAGGAATAAAAAATGACTAACAATGCCAGCGGTGTAGTGAAATGGTTCAATGAAGGCAAGGGATTTGGATTTATCCAATCTGATAGTGGAGAAGATTTATTTGCACACTACAGTGAAATAAACATGAGCGGCTATAAAGCGCTTAAAGAAGGTCAGCGTGTACAATTTGAAATTACCCAAGGAAAAAAAGGCCGACAAGCTAGCAATATCACAGTTATGTAAGGCAACTGTGTTGGTTGCTAATCGCAGTTATTAGAAAAAGATAATTGGGCTGTAAAAAATTTTTGAGGTTTCTCCATATGGGTAAAAGCTTCAAAATACTTATTACAATATTTCTTTGTAGTTTAATCATTGTCTGTATTGTGGTTCATAGACACAACAAGGAAATAAGGTTAAGTGAAATGGAACGACTGGTTAAATAATAATTAAGTTAATGAATTTAAATAATTAATTTAATATATCAAGGACCCTTAAAATGTTATAACTTTATAAAATGTTTGGTTGGTATACATGGAGAGATGGTTACACGAAAATGCTTTGATGGAAATTTAATTTTTGTCAGAGTTGTTTAAAAGTAAAGAAATACCGACTAATAATAATTTAAAGTTTCAGAAAATCCCGCTAGGAATTAGCGGGATTTTTTTTGGTGACTATATGACAGACAAAGTACAAGCGAAACGAGACTTAGAATTTTGCAGTGCTGAGCTGTCAAAATATCAGAATCTGAGTCGCACTGGTTTGACGCGAAATGAGATGCTGGCAATTGATGGAATCATGATTAAGTTGAAGTATCGTATTAAAAATTTACGTGAAGCGCTATATGCGTAGCCCTAAGCGATTAGTTGAAATTAGAAAGCTGCCTTGTGTGCGTTATGGTAATCCAGATAGTCAAGCGGCTCATTCAAATAGCGCTAAGCATGTTAAGGGTAGAGGGATTAAAGCCAGTGATGAATACACCGTGCCGCTTTGCCATTCCTGCCACCATCAGTTCGATACTTTCAAGTTGGGTAATCGGGTAGATAGCGAAAAGATGTTTGAGGCCTGGTTGATAAAGACTGAATTGATGATGGGTAAGCGGGATGAAGAATGTTTCTAAGCTTGAACCTGTGACATTTGTGATCAAGTCGTTTGAAGAAGTAGGTCGTGCGATTGCATACATGCACAGGCATCTTGCATATGCGCTAAGTGATGGTAAGCCACTGGTTGTTCGGATCAATCAGAAGCAAGAAGATCGAAGTAAAGCACAGAATCGTTTGTATTGGATGTGGATGAACCAATGGTCTAAACACCAAGGCACAGATAAAGATTCAGAGCATTTGTATTTTAAGAAACACATGCTTGCTCGTATTTATGCACGTGATGATGTAGAGCAATATCGAAACACATTTGCTGCGGTTAAGGTTCTAAAAGAACAGAAGCATCCGATGTATCAACAGGTAGCAGATGGCCTGAATGAATTAATAAGCACGACGGATGCAACAGTGGATCAGTTCACTGAGTATCTGAATGACATTCATGCATTTTGTAATAAGCATGGGTGTTGGTTGAATACACCAGATGATTTGATGTTTGCGCTTGAAATTTAAAGTTTGAACCCAAAGTATTTATTTCATAATTAATACTTTAGGAAAATAAAATGAGCGAAAAGCGTCAACCAAAATACAAAGTTGGTGATATTGTAAAATTAAATGCTGGTGGGCCAGATATGACCATTTTAAGGCGTATTGTGCGAACACCATTAGCTGGAGATCCATATTTTTCAGGTCTATATCAGTGTCAATGGTTTGCAGGTAAAAAACTGGATTCAGGTGAGTTCCAAGAGGCTGGCTTAATTCTTGTTAAGAGCCAAAGTGAAGCAAATGAATCTTGATCAAGTGATTCAATGGATGCTTAATACTCTTGAAAGGGACGGTTGTCTTTATCAAGAGGATGTAGTTGATTACTTGGTCAAAAACGATTTGATGGATCTGCTGAAAGAAAATCCTGACGGTAATTTGGTTTTAAAGTTAAGTGTAAATAGTGCATTTAAAAAGAAGACTGAAGAAAATGTTGTTTGGGTTAAGCCTGATCGATATTGGCGTTATAGAGTTCCAGAAGATGAGCCCGGTCGAGAGGCTAGAGGTTGAAATTAGAGCTGCCGCAAGGTGGCTTTTTTAATGGCTGAAGATTATGAAAAGACCTTACCCGCCTGAACATCTTATTGATAAGGATTGGTCGGAAGAATTTCTATTTGAACCGGCTACAGATATTCATGATTGGCTACAAGAAACCATTCTTAATCCGAACAGTAAGCTATACAACAAAGACCATGAGCATTTGATTGGTCATTCAGGTGTTTGCTTCCTTTGGGCCGAGACTGCATTCGAAAAGCAAGGTCGAGTGGTTTTAGGTCAGGCTGAGATTGTTCAGTTTCAAGCGAGTGGATGGAAGAAATATAGACAAGAAGCTCAACTGATTCGATGGTTTGGATTTTTACCAAAAGCGTTAATCACATTGGATGCACGTTATTGTTCTGACTGCTCTGATTCATCATTCATGGCCTTGGTTGAGCATGAGCTTTACCACTTAAAGCAAAAGATTAGTCCGAATGGTGGACCATGTTATGACAGTCAAACAGGGCATGCGATATTGCAAATGCGTGGACATGATGTGGAAGAGTTCTTTGGAGTGGTTGAGCGTTATGGTGGTCATTCAGGAATCCATAAAATGGCAGAGCTTGTGAATAACAGACCAACAGTGTCAAAGGCTAATATTGCACATGCTTGTGGTACGTGTTTATTGAAGTTGGCTTAATTTTTTAACCTTTTAGCAGGACGTAGCATGACAAAGGGGTAGGTATGGCGGCACTTAAAGAGCCTGTAAAAATCTTTATAGTTCAGTCTCTTGCTTGCTTTGAAACCCCTCAACAGGTAGCGGATGCTGTCAAGCAAAGATTCGGCATCGAAATTGAAAGGCAGCAATGTGAAAACTATGATCCAACAAAATACTCTGGCCGTAATCTAAGTAAGAAATTAAAAGACCTTTTTGAAAAAACTCGAAAGGATTTTAAGACCAATATCGAAGATATTCCCGTGGCTAACAAAGCTTTCCATTTTAAAGAACTCCAAAAGATGTATGACGATTGGGGTAAGAACAAGGTCATGCGGCAGAACGTGCTTAAACAGGCGCAAGGGCTGCTTCAGTCAGGTAAAAGTGCTGGTCCAAGTGGTTTATCTGAAAAAGAACAAATTGAAATTGAAATGAAGCGCCTAGAACTTGAAAAACTCAAGCGTGAAGTAAATCCACCTGAATCACGACCTCCTGAGGAAGATTACAAAATCAGCCCGAACCCTGATGAGGAAATTCCAAATGAGCCAATTCTTTGAGCCACCAGAAGGTGCAGTACAACTTACACCGAAACAAGCCAATATCTATTTATGGGGTTGGCAGAAGGAAGCACGCTTTCGTGATGCTGTATGTGGTCGACGTTTTGGTAAAACCTTTTTGGCAAAAGCTGAAATGCGACGAGCTGCACGACTAGCTGCTAAGTGGAATGTGTCGGTCGAGGATGAGATCTGGTATGCAGCACCAACATTCAAGCAGGCAAAGCGTGTCTTTTGGAAACGATTAAAACAAGCGATTCCACCATCATGGCGAGCAGGAAAACCAAACGAAACTGAATGTACGATCACTCTAAAAAGTGGTCATGTCATGCGTGTGGTTGGTCTGGATAACTATGATGACCTTCGCGGATCTGGTCTGTTCTTTTTGATTATTGACGAATGGGCAGACTGTAAGTGGGCCGCATGGGAAGAAGTACTGCGCCCAATGCTTTCAACCTGTAAGTACATTGTGCATGGTGAGCAGCGTGTCGGTGGTCATGTTTTAAGGATTGGTACACCTAAAGGCTTTAACCATTGCTATGACACCTTCATGGATGGTCAGCCTGGACATGAGCCTGATTGCCGAAGCTTTTCCTATACCTCATTACAAGGTGGGAATATTCCTGAATCGGAAATCATTGTTGCTAAGCGCAAGATGGATCCAAAGACATTCAGTCAGGAATATGAAGCCAGTTTTGAATCATATCAGGGTGTTATTTATTACTGCTTTAATCGGGTGCTTAATAGCTCAAATGAAACAGTTCAGGATGACGATACACTTCACATAGGTATGGACTTCAACGTCACCAAAATGGCTGCTGTGGTTTATGTACGTCGTGGTGAAACCATGCATGCGGTAGATGAATTTGTGAATCTGTTTGATACGCCGGCAATGATTGAGGCGATCAAAGAGCGTTATCCAAAGCATGAAATCGGGGTTTATCCTGATGCTTCTGGGGAAAATCGCAAATCAAATAATGCAAGTGAAACAGATTTAGCACTATTGCGAAAAGCAGGGTTTAAAGTATTTGTTAATTCAAGAAACCCAGCTGTAAAAGATCGCATTAACTCTATGAATGGAATGCTTTGCAATACGTTCAGTGAGCGCCGGTTATTTGTGAATGCTTCTAAGTGTCCACACTTTGCTAAATGCCAAGAGCGTCAAATCTATGATGAAAATGGGCAGCCGGATAAAAAATCAGGCTTTGACCACATGAACGATGCAGGAACATACCCGATTGCATACTTGTTCCCAATCAATGAGCAAGTGAAGAGCATCGATATACCAATGTTTGGATTCTAATATGAGCATTACAGCAACACATGCCGACTATGATAAGCACATTGCGACTTGGAATAAGTTGGATGATGTTTGTGGTGGTCAGGAAGTTATTAAGGCAGCAAAAGAGAAGTACCTGCCTAAGCCATCTCTGTTTAATTCAAAGAATGATCCAGATGGCTCAAATCGCTATAAAGAATACTTGATGCGTGCAATTTTCCCCGGTGTGACAAGCCGTACTTTGGCGAGTCATATTGGCTTAGCATATGGCAAATCACCAGTATTCAATAAACCAGATGAATTGGAATATTTAGAGCGCAATGCTGATGGTGCAGGCCGATCTATTTATCAGAGTGCTCAACGTGCAACACGTTTAATTAACCGAAACTACCGCTGTGGTGTTTATGTTGATTTTCCGAATGTTGCGCCAAGTCGAAGCAAGGCAGAGGAAAAGTCTAAAGGTGCTTTTCCGATGATCCATATTCTTCAGGCCAGTTCAATTATTGACTGGGATTACATTATTGTCGGCAACCAGAAAAAGCTAAGTTTTGTGAAGCTGCTTGAGACGGTAAAAACCCGCAATGGATTTAAGGTTGAAACTAAAGATCAGTATCGGATTTTGGCGCTTGAAGAAGTTGGTAGCGACTTTGTTTATACAGTTCAAATTTATACGAAGAACGATAAAGGCGAATGGGTAGAAGGAGAGAAGTACATTCCAACTGATTACCATGGTCAGCCTTGGGATTATATTCCTTTCACTTTCTGTGGCGCGGTAGATAACTCAGATGAAATTGGTACAGCACCACTGTATGAGTTGGCAACTATGGAGTTGTCTTATTACACCAGTACTGCTGATGTAGAAGAATCGGCATTTATTGTTGGTCAGCCTACGTTGTGTTTCCCAAGCATCACACCAGAGCAGTATGCCATGGTGAAAGAGTCAGGTGCCTCTGTCGGCAGTCGCTCAGGAATCCCAACAGATGCGAAGATGGTCCAAGCTGAAAAAAATGGACTGGCTTATGAGCGTATGAACGATAAGTGGAACCAAATGAAAGAGCTTGGCGCTCGATTAATTGAAGTTGGTTCTGCTAATAAAACGGCCACACAAGCGGATAATGACAGCTCAGTCCAGCATTCAGTTTTGTCACTCGTTGTGGCCAATGTATCTGAAGCCTTTACGAATGCGCTGCGTTGGTGTGCCAAGTTTGTGATGCCTGAACATGATCTAAAGGTAGATGAGCTTAGTTTCACGATTGCTCAGGATTTTAATAAACCTAAATACGACCCAACACGTTCCAAGCTGATTTACGAAGCTTGTCTTGCAGGTGAATTGCCGATGTATGTTTGGTACCACTACGAGCAGACAGGTACTTTCCCAGAAGATAAATGGGAAGATATCGTGAAGAAAATTGAAAAGCGTGAAGATGGTGGAATTGATTCACCAGATGATAAGGAATAAACATGAACATTTCAGCGCAGAAAGCCTTAGTTGATGCGCTGAGCCAGCATTCAGCTTATCTCTATCGCGCATCATCTCAAGCTGTAAATGAACTGACAGCTCAGTTTAATAAACTTTCCAATAGTCAGCTAAATCGTTTAGCAGAAATCTTAAGTGAGCTGAGTGATTCAGAACGAAATGCACTTAAAAGCCTAAACTTTTCGAGTAAGGCTAAATCTAGCAAAAACATTGAAGAAATTAAGACCATTCTGAATGAGTGGTTTAAATCGATTGATGTGGACTTGTTTGAGCAGTTCGATAAATCAGCATTGCAGTTGGCGGTTTATGAGGCATCGTATTCTGCCACCTTGGTTGCTGGTACTGCTGCAGTCGTAAATGTAGAGAAGATATATAAGGCCGCAAAGAAAGCGCCTTATGCAGGAGGTCAATTGGTTGACTACCTGCTTGCGGATATTGCAGCTAATCTTCGCAAAAAAGTGGAATATGTCGTTCGTGACGGCATTTCACAAGGTCAGACGAATCAACAGATTGTGCAGCGAATCAAAGGCCGAAAAGCCAATGATTATAAGGATGGTTTGCTTAAATCGTCGCGGGAATTAATTGAGCGCCAAGTCAGGACGGCTCGCAGTCACATTAGCACCGCTACTTACATAGATACTTATAAGGCACTTGGCTATGAGTATGTGAAGGTTGTGGCTACTTTGGATGGGCGCACGTGCAAGTATTGTGCATCCATTGATGGTGATGTGTTTGCTATCGATGATTCAGCGCGGCCAAGATTTCCAGTGCATCCAAATAACCGTACAACCTATGTGCCATGTAATAAGGATGGTGAGATAGCTGGATTACGGCCTTTTGTGATGGATGAGCGAAAGGTTAAGGATATTCCCAAAGATGAGCGTAAGCACTTAATTGGTCAGCTCGATGCAAGTACATCATTCAAAGAGTTTTTTGAGCAATCAGATGAGTTCTTTCAGCGTACTTGGCTGGGTAAATCAAAGTATGAGCTTTATAAAATAGGCGAGTACAGCATTAATAAGTTTGCCGATCCATTGAATAAGCGTGGCTATACGTTGGAGGAGTTGAAGGCTTTGGATAAAAAGACTTTCGAGGCGGTTGGGTTATGAGAATAACGATCGATGATCTTGATAAAGACCCTGAGTTATGGCGCAAGTTCCTAGGTGTTCGAATCTGGGTTGATGGCGTAGAGCATGACAATGTAATTGTTGCTGACCAAGAGCAAGGTTACATCGAAAAGCATAAGCAAAATGCAGATGGTAGTTTTGCTTTGAATAAGAAAAGAGATGAAGTCTTGACCGAGATTATTAAAGGCAAGGTTGAGTTTATGTTTCGGGAGAATGGTTGATGGGCTTAAAAGAATTACAGCCACATGAATTACGTGTGATGGATGAACAATCAGAGCTATGCGACAAAATCATTAAGCTGGCTGATTTCTTAGGTAAACCTAAACCGCCTTATATTGAAGATAATCAGTGGTTTTTACTAAATGCACAACTTAGCGCCATGGCGTTATATCGCGATATTTTAGCGCAGCGTATCAAAGCATTTATGCAGTAAGACAGAATTCACATTTAGCACCTTTCGAGGTGCTTTTTTATTGCCTGCTGAAAGCTGATGCGGACAGCGTAACGAGCGGATGCTCATTAAATATAGGGTCGGATGACTTATGAAACTTAAAACAGTAACCGTTGATAACAAGACATATGCGGAAGTAAATGAGCAAGGTTTACCAATCTATGTTCATGACGATGGCAAAGAAGTGGCACATGATGCAGCGCAAACCGTGGCAACAATTTCACGTTTAAATGGTGAAGCTAAGACAAACCGTGAACGCTACGAAAAAGCTGAAGCAACGCTCAAAACCTTTGAAGGCATTGAAGATCCAACAGCTGCTAAAAAAGCTTTAGAAACTTTGAAAAACTTCGACGATAAAAAACTGGTGGATGCTGGTGAAGTCGAAAAAATCAAACTCGAAGCAATTAAAGCCGTTGAAGATAAATATGCACCAATTGTTCAAGAGCGTGATGCATTTCAAACTCAACTGCATAACGAGCTCATTGGCGGCGGTTTCGCACGTTCTAAGTACATTCAAGAAAACATCGCTGTGCCGGTAGACATGATTCAAGCCACGTTTGGGAAAAACTTCCAAATCGAAAATGGCAAGGTTGTAGCAGTGGGTACAGACGGTCAAAAAATCTATTCACGCACTCGCCCGGGCGAAATCGCAGACTTTGACGAAGCTTTAGAAACTT